ATGTCAAAACTCACCCTCAACATCGTCCCATTCGAGAATCGCGGTGGTAGCACCTCGTATCGCGTGACTGGGTCCGTTTTGGGCAAGCAACTGAGAAAGAACTTTCCGACCCTTGTAGAGGCGGAAGTGTTTAAACGTGGGATTCTGGCCAAACACACGCAAGTCGAATCAGTCCAGATTGTATCAACTCGACTTCGGCAAGACGACATGCCCCGCATCGAGGCGTGGGTTGAGCAGCTCGGTGGCGTCGACGCTCTTGGCGGCGCGGTGGAGTTCTTCCTGAAGCACAAGGCCCCTGCCGTCACCTTCGAGACGCCGTTCGCCGCCGTCGATGCCTTTGCCGCTGACCGAGACAAACGGGGCGTCAAAAAGAAGTCAGTGATGAAGTCGGTCATGTATAAGATGATCCGGCAACTGGGGGTCGATGACATCATGCAGCTAAATGCTGAACGTCTCCGGCCTTGGATTTACGATTTTACGGTCGAGGCGCGGACCCGTAGCGACCGGCGCGTATGGCTCGTCGGATTTTTCAAGTTCCTGAAGAAAATCCACGCGTGGGAGGGGGCGTCACCAATCGACGAAATCGAGCGTCCAATATGGCGGGCAGGCCTTCCGGGTATCCTCGGCCTCGACCGGGTTCAAAAGCTCGTGGACGAGGCCGCAAACGACGTTTACGGCGAGACTGGAGAGGCCGGCGTGATGCTCGGATACTTCGCGGTCTGCCTCTTCACGGGCATCCGACCGGAGGAGGCGCAGAAACTGGGGCAGGGCAGGCCGAAGGACCCCAAAGACCCGAAGGGAGAGCGGACCGACGGTTGGGAGTTCGTCCACTTCGAGAACAAGCTTATCGAGCTGCCTCCGGATATGGTGAAGGTGGGCGGCGTCCGAAACGTTCCGCTTCAGGATAACGTGCTCGCGATCCTTGCGGAGGTGAAGCGCCGAAAGCTCCCGTTCTGCTTCTTCTCGAAGCGAGTTTTTAACCGGGTGCGCAAGGCGGCTGGCGTCCTCGCTGACTGGGAATCTGACGTGCAGCGTCACTGCTACGCGACCTACCACTACGCCGTTCACAAAGACGAAAAGTTCCTTGAGAGCGCCATGGGGAACAGCCGGAAGGTGCTGTTCAAGCACTACATTCGACGGACCGTCACAGAGTCGCAGGGCAGGGCCTACGCGACGATCACTCCGACTGGGTGGGGTCTTCTTTCTTTGTCGCCTTCTTCCCCGCCTCAATCTGGTCAACCAACGTCTGAAGCTGGGTGACGAGGAACTCGTTCCGGTTCAGCTTCCGGGGGTTCTTTTTCTTCGCCAGTTTGTCCAATTTCACAAGGAGTGTCGCAGGCAATACCAAGCTGATTTGCGCCTTGTCCGCAGCCCGCCCGTGATTCCGTTTCTTTGGGGGTGTCTCGCTCATTTTTTCGACTTAGTTTTCCCCATCCGTTCGTTCAGTGCCTCGGATAGTTGGGATGCGAAAAGAAACTTAACCGGGCACAGGTGGAAATCCTTAGCCACTCTTTCCCATTGTTTTCTGTCTTCTGCTGACATGGCATCGTGGCCTACGATCCATATTTCTGAGCAAAGTTTCTGTCCTATCGTAAATGCCATGGATGATATGGCTGCTGTCTCTGCCTTTCCCGGCGTGTATTTTATCTTCGCTTCGAGACCGAGGGAGAGTTCGGGTAGAATCCAATCCACGGCGTTGTCGTGATAGACGTATTTTAACTGCATCCGACGCAGCAAGGTCCGGATGTCGGCGGTGAAGGAGAAGATTTTGGAGAGCGGTCCCTTGGATGCCTCAAGCCTGTCACGGATAGCGTCTTCTATCGCCGCTGATAAATTGCCGCCATAGTTTCGGTCGGCGAGTTCTTGCATTTCGGCATGAACGTCCGGGCTCAAACTGACTGGTTTTTTAACTTTGTTGGCACTGGTCATTTAGAGGAGAACGGTAATACCGGCATGGGGGAATTCGATATTTTTCTTGTCCGGGGTATTACTAGTGATACCGACAGAACCAGCCCCGAGACCCATGCCGAAAGCCAAAATTCCAATCAGTATTGACCCCGACCTGCTGGAGAAAATCCGGCTCATCACAGCAACCTCAAAAGGGGGGGTGAGTGGTTGGATTAACGAGGCCTGTCAGCGTAAAATCAAGAACGAGGGCCGGGCCAAAAAACGGAAAGCGGTTTTTTACACCGCCCGAAAGGAGGGGACATCAAATGCCAACGGTAATTGAACTCCCCCAGTCGTTGATTGATCGGATCGCGGTGCTGGCCAAAGCCGAGCGCCGGACCCTCGAAGACCAAATCGTCGTTTACCTTGAGCAGATCGCCAACGCCCCCACGGCGTTTAAACGGCCTGTTGAGGAAGTGACCCTCAACGAACTCGTCCCCCTCATGCCGAAAGGCCTGCGGTCCCGAGCCTCCGTCCAACGCCTCCTCAAATCCCGCGCCATCTCTGGCCGGAAGGTGCGGGGCACATGGACGTTCAACCCCTCCAAAGTATCCGCCGACCTCGACCAATTCGAGCGGGTATCGTCCATCTCCGCGTTCATCGATCAAGGCTCGCGGAAACGGCGCAACCGTAAGTAACCAGACCAATTTCCCGCGCCGGTTTTTCGCCACGGCACGGGCAAAAAGAGCGGCCCGCCTCCGACCAAGGAAGCGGGCCTAGTAACCAAATACTCAGAGCGATCCAATGACTAGTTAGACACCCTGAATCATGCTGACTCATACTGATACACAGCCGCAAATCAAGTCCGACGACGAGCGTGCCAACCAAGGCCTTGAACTGATGGATGCTTCCGCCAGTTCCGCGCTCGATCTTCAAGAGCGGGCCATGGTGGACATCCAAATCTCCACCGCCCGCCGGTTCCCCCGCAGCCTCGCCGAGGTGAAGCGGAACATCATGTCGGACGCGACCCTCGACGCGGAAACCTCCCGCCTCTGCTACTACGTCCTCCCTCCCCGCAAAGGAGCCGAAATCGACCCGGCCACCGGCAAGCCGAAGGTGATCCAAGGCCCGAGTGCCCGTCTCGCCGAAATCGCCCTGGCTCGTTACGGCAACCTGCGCGCCGAGGCCAACGTTGTCGCCGACGACGGAAAGTTCATCACCGCACAGGGCATGTGCTTCGACCTCCAGAACAACGTCGCCATTCGCGTCAACGTGAAGCGCCGCGTCACCACGAAGGGTGGTCAGCGGTTCAGCGACGACATGGTTGTCGTCACCGGCAACGCCGCGTGTTCCATCGCCCTCCGCAATGCCATCTTCAAGGTCGTCCCGATGGCTCTCATCAAGCCGGTTTACGACGCCTGCAAAAAGGTCGCCGTCGGCGACGGCAAGACGTTGGTTTCGCGCCGCGAGGCTGCGCTGGCCCACTTCGCCAAATTGGGCGTCAGCAAAGAGCGCGTGTTCTTCGCGGTCGGAGCCAAGGGAGTTGAGGACATCGGACTTGAGCAACTCGAACAGCTCATCGGCCTCTCCACAGCCATCGAGGAGAACGAAACGACGACCGCCGACGCTTTCCCCGATCCGAAGGCAGCGGCGGCGGAAGCGGGCAAGCCCGTGTTCACGAAGGAACCGAAGGCCGGCGATGCCGCGCCGGCTCCCACGGGTGAAGCGTCGCCCGTCGTGCTGCCGCCCGCGCCAAAGGCCACCACTCGCGTCACGTTGGCCACCATCGCCGATCTTCGGACCCGCGACGGCATCACTGACGAGGAGCTGACCGCGTGGGCTCGCCGGAACAAGCACCTTAACGACGTTGAGGAACTCGGCGAAGTGCCCGTAGGTAAACTGCGCCTGATCCACGACGCGTGGGAGACCATCGCGAAGGACATCATCGCCGCCCGCGCCAGCTAAACAGCACCCAGCGCCTCCCCATGGCTAAGCTCAAGCTCAGTCCAACGGACGAGCGTGCTGGGTTGCCCTCTGCGTCCGCGTTCCAACGTTACGACCTCTGCCCGGGGTCATGGAACGCGGCACAGTTGGTGCCAGCCGCCACCCGCAATCAGTCGAGCGTCGATGCCGCCGAAGGCACCATGCTCCACGAACAAATTGCCCTCCGGTCCCGTGCGGACATTGAGGCCAATTCTGACCTCTCCCAGAAACTTTCCCACGAACAGCGGGCAACCTTGCTCCGCGCTCTCAACAACGACGCCGCGCTGATCGAGCAATACGGTATCACGCCTCGTCAGGTGGATATCGAAAAACGCCTGTTCCTTCACGACCCGGTGAAGCTCGCGCCGGTCGCCTCTGGCAAGTTCGACCGAGTCCTTTACGGCGATTTTAACGCCCGCGTCCTCGTCATCGACTACAAGTTTGGACGTGGTGACGTGGAGAGCGCCGAACTCAACCACCAGCTCCGTTTTTCGGCGGCGGTGCTCGATGCCGAACACGGCCCTGAAGAGGTCATCGTCGCCATTAACCAACCTCGCGCCGATGGCGGTATGCAGGTCACGTCTGCGGTCTATACGCGTGACGACTTGGTGAAGGCACGTGAGGAGGTGTTCGCCATCCTCGAAAAAATCCGCGATCCGAACGCCCCGCGTATCGCCGGTTATGAGCAGTGCAAGTATTGCCCAGCCCGTGGCACGTCGGCGTGTCCCGAATCCATCGCTGCGGTCGCCAAGGTCGCCGGTCTTCCGGACAACCTCAACCCCAGCGAACTGGCCGAGGCCCTCAAGTTGGCAAAGCTCGCCGAAAGGGTCATTGAAGCCATGCGTGAGCAGGCCAAGACGTGGCTCGCCATTCAGCCAGACGCGATTCCTGGCTGGCTGATGAAGCCGGGACAGACGCGCAAGTCCGTCACCGACGCACAGCGCGCCTTCAACATCCTCAGCGCGGACGGTCTCGTCACCCAAGACGAATTCGTTGCCGCGTGCTCTGTGAAGCTCACCGACCTCGTCGAAATCGTCGCCGAGAAGAAGGGACTGAAGGTCAAGGCCGCCCGCGAGGCCGTCGAAACCTCGCTACGCGCCGACTTCCTAATCGACGAAAAAACCACCGCCCCGTCACTCGCCGAGGCCAAGTAAATCCAACCATGTCCACCACCCTCAAAGAACAAATAACAGTCGCCGTCGGCTCCTACGCCGAGGCCGAATCCCGCCGGTTTAAACAGGGCTCTCGTCATCAGGCGAAGGCCAGCATTCAAGCCGCCGTGCTCTCCGGCATCGGCTTGGCGGCTCACCACCTCGTCGCCACCGATGGGAGCGAAACGATTACGCCTCTGGCCATGGAAAAGGCGGTCGCGGAAGTCGCCGTCGAGATGGGTTTCAAACCCGCATCCCTGAAAAACACCGTCTGATGAAACCGGAAGACTTCGCCAAGATCGAGGCGCGGCTGAACGCGAAGGGGCACGGCGTCGTGGGTAAAATCCCAGCGGCGTCCCCTGTTGTCGTGCCCACAGAGCCCGCTCCGATCTTGGCGAAGGTCTCCGTCCTCGCCAACACCGACGAGGAGAAGTTGAACAAAACCGAGGCTGCATTCCTGGCATTCCTGCGCGGCGAAAAACGTTGGGCCTACATCGGCGTCCAGACCTTCACCCTCAAGCTCGCCGACGACACCCGCTACACGCCCGACTTCATCTGTGTTGGGCACGGCGGCGAGTTCGTCGCCTTCGAGACCAAAGGATTCTGGCGAGACGACGCCCGCGTGAAAATCAAAGTCGCGGCCCGGCAATTCCCTTTCCTCCAGTTCACCGCCGTCACCCGGACCAAAGGGGGCGGATGGGAATTCGAGGCGTTTAAACGATAGAGTAACCAAAAACCAAATACACCATACCAATGACTGCTTCTGCTGCTTCCATCCCTGTATCTGAAATTCCTGTTTCCACCAAGCGTTCGGGAATCGGTTCCCTCCTCTGGCGCTGGCTCGTCGTCTATCCTGTCACTCGTTCGATTTTCTTCACCGTCGTCACCATCGTCGCGGCCTTGGTCGCTGCGGGCGTGCTCGTCCTCGGTGGTGCCATCATCGCCCTTGTGGGCGGCGTGTTCCTGTTGGCCGTCCTCGCGGTCCTCGTTGTCGCCGTGGTCCTCGCACCCGCGCCCATCCTCTTGTCTCCGACACAGTGGGGCAACGTCACCGCGAAACTGTCGGGAAAGAAAGGGGCCGAGTAACATGGGAGCAGACACGAAAATCGAATGGACGGCAACGCGGCTCCCCGACGGGACTGTGTTGGCCGGCTACACCTTCAACCCGTGGATCGGATGCGCGAAGGTCTCCCCCGGTTGTCTCCACTGCTACGCAGAGACACAGGACAACCATCGCGGCTGGACCGCCGAAGGGTGGGGGAAGGGCAAGCCCCGGAAACACACGTCTGTCGCCTACTGGCGCGAGCCGTTGAAGTGGAACGGCGAAGCGGAGGCATCTGGCATCCGCCGGAAAGTCTTCTGTGCGTCCCTCGCGGACTGGCTCGACGCCGAGGTCCCGATTGAATGGCTCGCCGAACTCCTCGACCTCATCCGGCAGACGCCGCACCTCGACTGGCTCTTGCTCTCGAAGCGACCGGAGAACTGGTCGGTGCGGATGGGCGAGGTGAAGCATTATTGCACGACGCGTGCTCACCTGATGGACCTCTACAGGTGGGTTGGGGAATGGATGTTGGGCAATCCACCGTTAAACGTGTGGATCGGAACCACCGCTGAGGATCAAGCTCGTTACGACGAACGCATCGCCCACCTGTGCTTAATCCCGGCGTTGTATCGGTTCCTCAGCATGGAGCCGTTGTTGTCCGCCGTGGATATGCAGCTTCACGCCAATCTCCCCGGCGAGCGTATGCTTCGTTGGCACCGTCCGGTGAAGGGCATGCTCCATTGGGTGATTGTCGGTGGCGAGTCCGGCCCCGGCGCTCGTCCGATGCACCCGGACTGGGCGCGATCACTCCGTGACCAATGTGCCAAGGCTGGCGTGCCGTTCTTCTTCAAACAGTGGGGCGAGTATCTCCCCGTCGGGCAATTCCTGCCGAACCACGGCAAGATCACCGGCGGGACGGCGGCGAAAAAAGGGCTGAAATTGCATTACGCCGGAGGAGCGCACGCCTATGAGGACGGTGTTGCTTTTGCGGAGACGCCTGATGGCCGTTTGACCTTCCGCGTGGGTAAGGTCGCCGCCGGTCGGCTCCTCGACGGTCGCGAGTGGAACGAGACCCCGGAAGGGAGGGCGGCATGAGTGAATCCGTTCCGCTACTCAACGGACTCGGCGCACTCAGCACGGAGCTGGGCAACTGCGCCAAGCTCGCCGCCGCCGACAACAACAACGAGGCGTCTCTTGCCTTCGCCAGCGCCCGCGACCGCCTCGACGAGGTGGTTTGCCGGTTCGTCGCGACGGACAAGGCCGCGTTCTTCAACCCAGCACTCGGCACGCCGTGCCCGACCGTGCCAGCGCCCCTACACGGCCCCAACTGACATGAGAAAACTGAAAACAGCACTCCTCGTTATCGGCTTTGTGGCTCTGGTCGTCGCCCTCTCCTCCATTGACCGTTGGATTTGGCAGCAGGCGCACCCGCAGGCCCCGGCATGGACGTATTGGTTCAGCAACTGACCCCCATCTAAATGCGAATCCGCACCGTCAAACCCGAGTTCTGGAAAAACGAGGAGCTTGCGCGCCTTCCCGAGTTCGCTCGGCTGATGGCGCTCGCGCTCCTCAACTACGCCGATGACGAGGGTTATTTTCTCGCCGATCACCGGCTCATTCGTGGCGAGCTGTTCCCCTTCGACGATGACTCGTCGAGGGTTCAGCGAGCTATCTCCGACCTCTCGAACGCGAAATACCTCACGCTCTACAACGGCACAAATGGCCGGATGTATGGGCATGTCGTCAATTTCAAGAAACATCAGAAGATCGACCGTGGAACTCCCTCCAAGATAAAGCCCTTGCTGGACTTCGCCGAACCATCGTCGAGCACTCAGCGAGCACTCGCTCTAGGAACAGGGATCAGGGAACAGGGAATTGGATCAGGGAACGGGGAACAGGGCGCGGCTCCCGCCGCCGTTGTTCCACCGGCCACGTCCGAGCTTCCGCTTGTCCCGAGCTTCCCGGCAGTCCTCGAAACACCCGAATTCAAAACCGCATGGGCGGACTGGATCGAATACCGGCGTGAACGGAGGTTGCCGGCCTACAAGCCCAAGTCACAGGTCGCTCAATTGACCGAGCTGGCTGGCTGGGGTCACGACGCTGCGATCTACAGCATTCGCGAATCCATTCGCCAGCAGTGGCAGGGCCTATTCCCGCCAAAGGTTGGGATCACCAAACCGAACACGTTCAGCCAAGCCCCCACAGCCGAAGACCACGGCAAGGGGTTTTTTACCGACAGAAACTAGGCGTTTAAACGACAGCGACCAACCCGCGACGACCAACGCGGCCAAACAAAATCCAATGACACTATCCGATACTCCTCCCGCTGAACACGTCAGCGTGAACGACGATCACCTTCACGATCCCGCATGGGAAGCCACATGCGCCGCCGCCGACCGAGAGGCCGACGCCACCCAGCACCGGCCCCGCGTTGAGCGAGCCGAGCCGATTCCGTTTTCCGCCGCCATGTCCCCGATCCAAACCGCCGACCCCGCCGCCTCCGGCCCGGTCACAATGGCTGATTGGCTCGCCGACGTGGACCAGAAGATGAAGGCGGACCCCACCGGGTATTTTAAGCCAGGCATTTGCCGTCACTGTAACGTCGATCTTGGACCCAACGACGACGACAAGTGCTTCGCCATCCTCGGCACGTTCCTACCCCTCGTGTGTTGCCCGTCCTGTGCTCACGCGGGCAAGGCCAAGCTCGAACTCGAAGAGAAGGCCGCACAGGAGATGCGTTACGCTGGAATCATTCCCACCGAGTTCCTCGGCTGGAACACCGGAAAGGGCAATAATCAGGCCCTCGCCGCCGCCCGTGACCTCCTCCGTCGCGAGCCCAAAAAAGGCCTGCTCCTTCACGGCGTATCCGGCACCTGCAAAACCCGTATCCTCTGGCACCTCGTCAAGGACATCGTCGAATTACCCGAGGCGTCATCGTGGCTGGTTCTCGACGCCTACGAGTTGTCCACCATGCCCTCGATTCCCAAGGAGGCATACAGCGTCCAACACCTGTTTATCGACGACCTCGGGAACGAGGCGGAGGACTTCAAAAACAAGAAGCGGTTCGAGACATCGTTCCTTCACCTGATCCGCAAGCGTGCCGACTGGCACCGTCCCACGTCCGTCACCACCCAGCTCACCGGGAAGGCATTCAAGGAAAAGTTCTTCAATGGCGTCGCAGCCGCCGCGATCCTCCGCCGCTGGGAGGAGCGCATGAACACCGTAAACACGTCCGCCACTGCCGGGGTGAAGGGAGGGAACGCCTAATGGCCAAAGCCAAAGTCAGGAGAATCGTTGAGCGTGATGACGTGCAGCATTCCCGCGCTTCCTCAGTCCGGAGCCAGCGAGATCCGTTCGAGGCATCCGTCGGATTTGATTTCGAGGCCGTAGAGCGCGCCATTGATGGCGACAGGCCAGAAGACACGGACGAGGCCCCAACCCCGCGCCGTAGCTCAAAGGACGGCGCGCAAGCCCCGTCCCCGTCCGATGCCAGAACCCTGTTCATGATGCGCGAGCTGATCGCGTGGCTGCTCTATGGTGAAAAGGCCGACAAAATCATCCTGAAGGCCGCGAACAAGCGCCTCCTCGTCACCGGCTACGCCGTCAACCCAGACCTGTTCGACGGGAAGACGCTGTGCGACCTGGCTAAAGAGAACGGCTTCACCAAAGAGTCGCTTTACCGCTTCGCCCGCGACTTCACCCGCCGGTTCGGCATTCCGGTCGTCGGCAGCGCCGCCGAAACACGACGTTTAAACAGCCTGAGGAAGTGGCCGAAAGGAGCCGAACATGGCCAAAATTAGACTCAAGGACGGGCCGCTCGACGATGACATGCCTCATAGCGCACACGGCAAAGTCATCCTCCGGGATGGCCGTGTCGGCTACGTCACCGAGATGACCACCGATCAATCCGGGCCGTTCCTGAAGGCCTCGATCACTGCGGTTTTCGTGACCGCGCCGGCCACGGGCCGGAAACGCCGTGTCAGTGCTCTGGAGGCGAACTTTGGACAGGCCACGAAGGCGGCTGAGAAGATGGCGAAAGCGTTTGGTCTAAACACGGCCTTCGTCGATCAGGTGTTGCAGCGGACTCCGGAAGAGAAATTGACGACGTTCAAAAACGAGCGGCTCGCCACGCCGCACACATCCGTAGGACCGCTTCGCGACCCCCGCGACATCCCGGCGTTCAAGCGCAAGACGTTCGAGCTGGAGGAGCGCATTTGTGACCTGAAGCTGGAGCGGGATTACACCAAACGAAGCCACACCTACGACGAGGCGCGAAGGGGCTTCTGGGTCACGCTGGACCGGGGTGAAAACAGAGGAGCGAAGGAGTTCGTTTCGGACTGGGACTTGGATCGGATGGAAACCGAACTCGACGCCCGCAAACGCGTCCTCACTCAGGCCGAAGGCTTGCCGTTCTGACCGAACCGCACGGCGGTCCACAGGGCCGCGCCCACAAGGCCAACGCCCGTCACCCAGCCAAGTCCGAGGGTGATGGGCCTGCCCGCATAGCCGAACGTCTCCACGTCCACCACGTCACCAGCCTTCCCATACATCCACGCGCACAACGCCACACCGCATACGAGGAGGGGGGCTGAGACGAACACGATACGAAGGGGTTTAACTGGATCGGACATCGGGGGATCAAAGGGGGTTTCCGCAGGTTACTGTCAAGCTCATTCCGCTATTCCATTCGTAGCTGTATCCTGCTATTGGATACACGCCGCTTGTAAAAAGCCGCTTGTAAATGTAAAAATCGCCCTGCCCCGCACCCACCCCCCCCCTAAGGAATCTCTTTGACGACACCGCAGGCCGGTGGTTCGGACCGAGGCCCGTGATCCGGGAGGGGAGGCAGGGCGGTGGGGTGAACCATGAGCCGCTACGAGGCCTCGACGAGCTTTCGGCGAATGGAAGGGGAGGCGGCAGACTCAAAAAGGCCTCGCGGTTGGTTGGGCCTAAGTGTTTAAACACCGTCATGTCATTCGCTGCATTTAAAGAGGCATTCGAGGACGAACTGGCTCTATGGCCACCATCGGAACACCGGTTCGATAGGTTGCTCACTGATTTGCGGACCCATGCCCTTCCATCGGTAAAAAAATACGTCCTGACCGTGGAGGAAAGATCCGAGCTGCAACGGATCTACTGGCGTGCGGAGGAAGCCGAGCGCGTCAAAAAATCGAATGGGTCTGCTTAAACACGAAAAAGCCCCCGCCGGGCCGGAGCCAGGTCAGGGGCTGTGTTGTTTAAACGGGCCTCTTCTCTACTGCGAGAAACGTGGACACACCCGGCATGGGTGAATCGTTTCGCATCATTTTTTTGGTGAAGTCGTAAAAGTCAGCGAGGCATTTTCCGTCCTCTTCAGGACGCCAGTTCGTTCGATCCTCTGGCACGACCTCGCCCGTTTCTTCATCAACGTATGCTTTCCTCACGCGCCAATCATTTCGGGGTGTGCGGAAGGCCGGATGGTCTTCGATGCTTTTCTCAACCGTTTCGAGGTAGGGGAACATGGGATGGTGATTTGGTATATGGTGCAGAAAAAAGGCCGGAGCGGCAAGCCGTCCGGCCATAGTGTTTAAACGGTGTCCCAAGCGTTGGGCGGGCGGAGTTCGGGAATCTCCTCGCCGGTGTTGATGAACCACCAATCGGCGAAGATGCGGCGGTGGCAGAATTGCCCGTCCAAAACGAGGACGGGTGTGAGGGATTCAAAGCAGAGGAATACGACCTCGCGGGTGCCGGCCTGTCGTTGGAGTTCGGCGATGGCCTTCCGGATGGAGACGACGCCGAGACGTTCGAGCATGGCGCGGTAACGCATGGTGTAGGCCCGTTTCTTGAGGGTGAGCCACGCCTTGTCCGGGTAGAGGATTTCGAGCGTGGCGTCCATGCGGTGGGGACAGAAGCGGGGAGGGCCGACACTGGTCCGGACGAGGAAGTGGCGGGCCGGGTCGAGGAGGGGGGAGCGATAGTAGGAGGTGAGCATTAGCGTTTTTTGAAACGGCGGCGTTTTGGTTTGTAGTTGTGCTTCACTTTCCACGCCGCCTCTCGGACGGCGTGGGCAACGTGCGGCAGAGGATCAATGAGCGGGTTGGTGCAGAGTTTGATCTTCATGGCGCGGACGTTTTTTGGCTTCACGTCGAGCACGGCGAATGAGGCGTGCGAACTCCTCCATGTCCGCTTGGAGCACGCAGTCACGGAGCACGGGCGTTCCAGCCTTGCGCCACTTCGAGAAGGCGAGGGCGAACTGACCGGGTTCCGGACGTGCGCTTTTGAAGCGAACGCGGCAGGTCCAGAGCGTCTTGCTCATACGACCGGTGTGGGCGCATGGCACCGACTCCTTGTAACGGACGAACAGGATGGAGAGGCGTTGCTCCTCGGTGAACATCGGGTTCGGGGCGGGCTCGATGTATTGACGGGGGACGCCGGTATCGTCTGTGCGCTTCGGTTTTTTCGTCGTGGTCTTCATAGGTCGGGAACTGTGGGGATGGTTTGGATACCGGCGTGTTTGTCGGCGGTGGTGACGCCGGCCATGCGGCTGATGGCGTCGAGGTCCTTTTCGTGACCGTGGGCGTGGCCTTGGAGGAGCCGGCCCTTGATCCGGCCCGCGTGGTAGGCGATGCGAGCGCCCATCTTTTCCTCGTGTTCGTGGACGATGCGGGAGAGGCGTTCGGCGAACTGGTCAACCGGGAGGTGGTGGAGTTTGGGGATCGCCTCGGTTTGGAGCCAGACGCGGTAGCCCTCGGGATCGTCGGGCGGCGGTGCCAGGACGATGACGCGGCTGCGCTTGGGCTCGATGGTGACGGCGGCGCATTCGATGCCGTCCTCGGATTCGTGGATGACGCCGAGGGTGAGGGCTTGAGCCGGTGCGGGCTCGTCGGTGTGAGTGTCGGGAGTGAGTTTTACTTTGGCCATTGGATTTGGTGTTTAAACAGTTGGTTACTTGGTTGCTTGTTTGAGTGCGGATTTGAACCGCGCCTCGCGTTCTTGTTGGGTCATCGCCTCCGGGATCGGGGGGCAGACATAGCCTTGGGCGAGGTCGGCGTATTTGTATGGGAACTTCGCTTTCACGAATTCCGGGGAGACGAAGCAGGAGAACGCGCCGCAGTCGTCGGAGAAGCCGCGCCATGCCTTTACGGACCTGTCCCACGCCACATCGACAACGGATGCGGCGCGGGGGTGTTCGACGGGAGCGGGCGGCGGTGGAGGACGGAGACGGAGCCTCATGACGTTGCGCCCTTTTGGGGCCGTGGAATGATCGCCCATTTGATCGCCAGCGGGCCGACGAACAGAGCGAACATCGGCGCTCCGTGCCCCGCTATGACGCGGAGGAACGAAACGAAGTGGACGTGGGTGAATGGACCGAACTCGGAGCGCTCCGCAGTTCGAGTCTTCCACAGTCGGTCTCCTTTGGTCCGGCTCCAGCGAAGGCGCAGATAAAGCCGACCGATTTTTGCCTGTCGGTCGAAGACCTGATCCGGAGTGAGCGGCGGAATAACACGGGCCAGATTGGCGGCCTCTCGCAACTCTTCCTGCTCACGGACTAGTTGGTTGACCACAAGTTCGTGTTGTTCGTGGAGGGTGACGATACGGGCTTTCCTCATCGCTAGCTCGGCTTCCGTGGCAGTCAGTTCGGCCTTCAACTTCCGATATGCCTCGGCTCCGACCTTTTCGCGTTCCCGAAGATCGGCGATTTCGAGGCGTGCGATTTTCAGCAGCGCGTCCGCTGTGGTGATTGGCGTGTCCATCAGTTGAGCCCTCCGGTGAGTTTGAGGGCGAGGATCACGGCCATAAAAAAGCCGCCTGCAAAAGCGACGGCGTGAGTGAGAAGAGAGCGGGCTTTATCGCCGTCGCTTTCGTGTGGGATGCCTCCACGAATCGGGAGGTGGTTTAGGTGAGTCATTGGTTTTTTTGGTCGGATGTTTGGTTACGGACGACCGGGTCCGGGGTTCCGGTTTCCAGTCGTCATGCAACACGCCTCCCCGGCGCTCCTCTGTCTGGATGGCGCGGTCGATCAGGGTGTTGTTTTCGGTCTTCTTCACGGGGTCGTTACGGTGGCCACTCTCGTAAGAGCGGAGGGTGGAGAGTTTGATCCCCCACGCCTCCGCTGCCTGTTGAGCGTTCCAGCCGCGACGCCGTTTGATGAGCCACATTTTTTCAAAGCGGGTGAGAATTGCCATGCCCTCCCGCGTGTCGCTTATTTACTACATTGTCAACCGCTGCCTGTCGCGGGTGGGCCGAACACTTCGAGGTGTTTTTTGTCCCACGCCTCGTCGGTCGCTGCTTCGATGTAGTCCATGGCGTGGAACTGCCGCAGTTGAATGTCACGAGCACCGCGACAAATGGTGGACGGTTTGCCAGTCCGTCCACCGATTGCGTTGGTCCCCGTGGAGTGACAGATGCGCGCCGCCTCGGTCATGGCGCTGAGTGTGAGGGCCGGAGCCAGGTCGGCGTATGGACTGCCGTCCCGGAACGGGCACGTTCCGCACATGGCTTTGCAGACCGGGAGCCGGTGGGGCTTTTTCTTGGCCTTCATTGGCTGATCAACTTTCTGTTTTTCGGCTGTGCGCCGATAGGGTTGGGTTTGAATCCAAGGTGAACGAGGGCGCGCTTCACGGTCATTGGGGCGAGCCCGGTCACGCGTGACGCGTTCTCCATGGATGTTTCGTGAGCAAGCTGACCGGCGGCGAGCCAGTCGGCGTAGGGGATTGAGCGGTTGTTCCGCCGAGGGTCTGGACGGTCGCTCACTTCGGGCCTCCTTCCTCTACGACGATGGAGGTAAACGAGACCGAGACCTCGACGCCGGTGGACGCATAAAGTTCAGCGGCCACCTTTGCCGACATGTCTTCCAGTTCCGAGGGCTCCAACTTCGCGATCTTATCCTCACCCTCGACGACACATTCGCCCGAACCGCGGAAACCTCGCCTCGTAGTGTAGGTGTATTTGCACCGGAAGGTTTTCACCTCGGACCTCCCTTCGTTTCCCGAATCGCCTTGGCGACCTCACGGACCGCCGAGGCGAGGTTGTTGATTGCGGACGAGCACCGGAAGCCTGATGGCATCGCTAATGCAATGATCACCGCAGAGCAGATAATTGCGAAGCCCATCAGTTGGTCCCTCCTTTCGCCGCCGTCACCTTCGCGTTTTTCACGTCCGCGAGCATCGGCTGTTTCGTGGCCGGGGAGAGCGGGGGGCCGTATTTGTCGATCCACTCACGCGTTGTCCGGACTACGTATCCAGTTTGTGGGCACACGCACTTGATGAGTCGGGTTCCCTGTTTGGGGACGCCGCTTTTGTCCTCTTCGAGCTTCGCGTGGGGGAAGGAGCCGAGCACCGGGAGGAGTTCGGTCCGGTTGAACTCCAGCAAGGCGTCGCCGCAAACGATGGCGTTCTCTCCGCGTCCGTGGAGGTCGAGCGAGCGGGCCATCTGCATGAACGCGGGGCCGTGTTTCTCGTCCACGCCGACGGTCGCATGCAGGAGTTGGTGAAGGAGGACGCCCAACACGTCCGCCGACTTTTCGAGGACCGGGTTGATGAAGATTTCGTGATGGCCGTCGCCGCTGGCGTCCTTGTCCCAGCACGCGCCGAGACGTTTGACGCCGCCCCGCCCGGTGTAACCGGTGGAGACCCGGAACGGTTGGACGCGCTCGCCGAGGCGTGCGCCGATTTCCTTCTCGTAAATCTTGGCGGCGGCGGTGAGCCATTCTTCCCGGCTCCGGTCGGAGCGTTTAAACGTCGAGTCATCGACGAGGGTGGGGCTCGCGGAAAGCGCCGAGGTGGTGTTGCCGATGCCGGCACTTGTGCCAGCGGATTTGAGTTTCACTTTCATTTGGTCGGATTCTGTATCTGATTTTTGGTTACTGGATCGTCGGAGCCGTCAGGCGTCCGCGAAAAGGAGCTGCTGTTCTTCTTCGTAAACGGCCTCCGGCGTAGTCAGCGCCGGGGCCGGTAGAGCGAGGGGTTCGGAGACGGTCGGAGGAGTCGTCGGCACGTCCGCTGCTTGCGCGGGGAGCATCGTCAACGGAAGCCACGGCATGATGTGGTGAATGTTCCGCCACTGGCCCCACTGTTTGAGCGACAGCGTGTTGCCGTGGATCACGACGCAGGGGATTCCCCACAGCGACGTGTTGACGAAGCACATGTTGCAGGCGGTTTTGTTCACGTCCACGGCGACGACCCGCAGCTTGCGGATCAGGTCGCCGCGTCCGGCGTCCGCCAGAACCTTGCCGATTGAGAGAATCATCGCCCCGGCCCCGCAAGCGGGCTCGCTGATGGAGCAATGGCCGTGGTCGTTCACCGCCGCCTCGATGCCTTCGACAGTGACGGTGATTCTCGCGATGGCTTCGCACAGCGCGGCGGGGGTGTGGAACTCCCCGCCGTGTTGCGCGCCCTTTTGCGAGAGCGCCCAGTCCATGTAGTGGACACCGAGCACGTCGCTGAACGGCTCGTTTTGCATTTCCATCACGAGGGCGGCGAAGGCCTCGGTGAACAAGGTCAGCTCCTCCTTCGTCCACCGTTTCGCCTCTTCGAGGTATTCCGCTTCACGGGTCTGCATGGCGAGCGTGCAGGCCGCGAAGGTGACGAAGGCATCAAACACCTTACGGTGGTCGTGACCGCGACGCGCAATGGCGTCCATCGCCCTCCGGAAGTCGGGGGGCGGCGAGTTTTTGGAGAACATCGGTCATACCTCCTGCATAAATACCCAATTGGGTTTTGGAGGTGTTGGGGGTCGCCCCGTCGCACGAATAGCGGCAATAATATCAGCGCCATTGATGCTGGTGCCCCGTTTCGCAAGTCGCCCACGCCGACCTGTAGTCATGAAAGCGTAGAGGTCGTCAGCGGCGCTGTCCTTGGAGATGTCGAGCGGGCCGTGAACCCGTGCGCCTTTGCCCGTTTTGCAATGGCCAACGGCAATCGCGACCGCTAGCGCGTCGTCATGATCACGGGCCAAGATAAACGCACCGGCTGGCGTCGTGTTGCCGACATCGAAAAAGAACGTTGGGATGATCGTGCTCATTATTCGATGCTGTCGGGGGTGGAGAGGATGGCCGGACCGCGCAGGGTCCGCTTGGCCAGCATCGAAGCGTGAGAATTGATCGGCAGCTTCTTGCTGACGCCGTCCTCGTCCACGAAGAAGACCATGTGCGATTTGCAACCGCAGTCGCACCGATTGTGAACCACCTCGATCTTGCCGTCGATGACCTCGGACAGCTCCGCTGTGGTGAACGTCTCCCCCTTCGGCGTGATGACCCAAGTGTTGCCGTCGGGCATGAACACTTTGCCGTGGACCTTCTGGCGCTCCCAGCACGCGACGTAGTCTTCGACGGACCCCTCCCAAATGAACTCGGAGTCGGGGACGGGGTGGAAGCCGAAACCGATGACAACCGCATGGTCGAGTTCGCGGTCGAGACTGGCGAGGTGGCCGGCGATTTTAAGGTCGGCGAGGTTCTCTTTCAGCTTTTCGAGGAGGGTCGCTTTGAGCCCTTCGATGCTTTTTGCGGTGGTCTCGTCGTCGTTGATGGAAACTTCGGCGGCGGCGGTTATGGCGGGGCCGAATTTATCGGAGACGAATTTTTTGACGAGGCCCTTGGCGATGTCGCCGACGCATTGCTCGCCGGTCTTGTAGAGTTGGGCGATCAGCGCCGCGTTGCAGGTCTCGACGGTGACGCCGAGGCACAGCTTTTTTTCATCGGGCGACTTCGGGCAGTTGTCCGGCGGGTAGGAGGGAAGCATGTCCGCCCACTGCTTGCGGGCGTCGGGGGCGTAGCGGAATTTGGATTTTTCGGACGGGGTGTGAGTCTGATTCATTGGTCGTATTTGTATTTGGTTACTGGTTACGGAACGAACAGGCCCCGCCAGTCACGGTCGGGGCCTTTGTTGGGAGAGGGAGGACGGTCAGAGAAGGTTGAGCTGCTTTTTGTCGGTGACCTTCTTCGCCGGGGTGGCCGTCTCCAGTGCCGTCAGGCGGTCGTGTAGGCCGGTGGTGATTTTGGTGACGACTTCGAGGCGCGGCGTGAGAACCTTGTTCACGTCGTCGTCAACGTTCACCTCGAACTCGTAGGCTTCGAGGATCTGTTCCATGCGGGCGGTGACGGAGGGGTGTTCGAGGAGGCGGTTCAGCAGCTCCGGGGTGTCGAGGATAACGGTGAGCACGGAGGAGGCGTGGGTGATTTCGCCGGTCGTGTGTTTCGGGGCGGCGGTGTCTGCGAGTTTGGCTTTCATTGGTCGGATGTATTAGTGATTTGGTTACGAACTGAAACGGGGTGCCTCTCGTCGTTTAAACGTTAGGCGGTAAGGGGGAACGGTCGGACAGGGAGCGCCTCAACGGCGTCCGTGCTGTCCACCGGCAACGACGTGACCGAGGGTGGAGAGGATTTTTTCCACCATGTTCGCGGGCGTCAGGCTATCGACGGTCCGGAGGAAGCAGTCATGCTGCATCGGTTGGTCGATCAGGAATCCGTAAGTCTCAAGGCGGCGATCCCGGCCAAGTAGTTCCTTGATCCGGCTCGCCTCGTATGGATCAATGTCCCCGTCCGTGATTATCGCCTGAATCAGGCGGTTCTCGCGGCGAGGGAGGAGTGACTGTAGGCCGCTCTCCATTGCATAGAGAAGATTCGTGGCATCGTGCAGGCCGACGCGCCCGATGGGGCTGTCAACCACACGCTCGTTCCACGCCTTCACCACCTTAACCGACGTGCTGAATGCGAGCACCTCGCATGGGATGCGAAGTTTCTCGAACAGTTCGGCGAGGACGAGCGACAACGCGTTGGCGGCGTCGATGCGGGTGGACGTGGCGTGCTTTCCACGGGTGAGCTTTTGCGTTCCGTCTTCGTCATGCCCGGCGGTGTGGATGCCTTGGTTCCGATTGGAGTCGTAGCACATGGACCCGCTGTAATCGACGAACAACTGGACGGCGGTGTTGAGGCGCTCGGCATGGGTTGTCCGGTAGAAAATGCGGTCGAGGTTTTGCCCCGTCGCGAGGTCCGTGATCTTCCGGAAGTCGAGGTCGCCGGTGTCCTTGTCGTAGGTCCGTTTGTGACGGGATACGCTCAACAGCTCCTCACGGAGGGCCGCGAGGAGGGCGTTGAAGCCGGACACCTCAATGCGATGCCGCTCCCGCGTGGTGTGCTGGAGTGGGATGCGCGGGATGGGGTGGGGCATCGCCCGGATCGGAGCCGGCGGCGTGATGAACTGGAGATTGCCGAGGTCGGGTTGAACGGTCGGGGTCGCGTCGTCGCTTCCGCCGTCGTGGAACACGTCCTCTGCCTCTCCGTAGTCGGGGCGCTCGATTAGAGGGTCGTCTTCGGGGTCGGTGGTTTTGCAACCGCCGCCTTCCTGTGGACCGTCTTTCTCCTCGCCCTCGCCGTCGTCGCCCTTGTCGGGTTTTCCGTCCCCGTCTTGGTCGTCCGGTTTGCCGTCGCCTTCACCGTCGCCGTCCTGCGGGTCTTGGTCGCCAGCGTCACCGTCACCGTCGGAGGGTTGGCCGTCTCCCTCGTCTGGTTTTTGGTCGCCGTCGCCTTCGCCGTCTTCCTGCTCCTCGCCCTCGCCGTCGCCCTTGTCGGGCTGCGGTTGGTCCTTCTTCTCCGGCTTCCCTTCGCCTTTACCCTTGCCGGGTTTGAGCGGGGGTGGCGGATCGTCGGGGAACACGGGGCGCGGCGGGTGTGGAAACCCAAAGGCGTCAGCGATGGCGCAAAAACCGCCATGGAGCCGGCGTTCGTCCGCCGTCATCGAGTCGAGCTGTGCGACATGTTCGAGCAGGTAGTCGCTTTTGGCGTTCACGCCCTTGCCGTAGCGGGGGCCTTGGAGCCGGTCGCGAATCTCGGTGGGCATCTGCTTGCGGCGGACGTGCCAGCCGTAGCGTTTCAGATACCGCTCAACGAATCCGTAGGTGAGCCGGTAGCGGTCGCCGACACGGGCGATGGTCGTTCCGGGCGGGGGCCGCTTCGTCGGATCGTCCGGCGGCGGCTGGTGTGTAATGATGTCAGCCATGGTGGTGTATTGGTCGTTTGGTTACAGGCCGTTGGTAATGATCGCGGCGGCTTCGCGGTGCTCCGCAGCGGGGAGGCCGTCAAGAAGGCAGAAGTCCATCGCCTCCTGTGGGGAGAGCTGTTCGACGCACTTGTTGCCCTCCTCGTCCTGACCGAGCATGCAACGGGCGATGCGCACCGCGATGCGGGTGGACGGGGCGGCGGTCAACTTGCGGGCCTCGTAGGCGGCGCGGAGACCGTTGAAGATGCCGACAAGTTTTTCCGCGTTGGTCGGCGTGAGTCCGACCCGGGCAAGAATGGACGCCTCTGTCTTGGCCGGGAGGTAGTCGCATTTGACGAACACGATGCGGTTGAGCAGCGCGGCATTGAGGCGGAAGCCAGAATAGTTGCCGGTGTCGTCGCGGAGGGTGTTACACGTCATGAAGACCTGAAACCCCTGCTTCGCTTCGATGGTCTCGCCGGTCTGCGGGATGAAGATACGGCCGGTTTCGAGCACCGCGTTGAGGACGCTGATAATCTCGGGTTGGCACTGGTCGATTTCGTCCAGAATCAGCCCCATGCCATTGAGCATCGCGATGGGGAGGAAGCCGTAGGTGTAGAACGTTTCCGTTCCGGTCCCCGTCGCCCTGGCTGCGGGCTTCGCGAGGAAGTCGGAGAGGGCGAGACCGTCGGCGACGCTGACCTTGAGGTAGCGTTGGCCGTGCTTACGCAGCATGTTTTCCAGCGGGAAGGTTTTGCCGGAGCCGGACGGGCCAGACGCCATGATGTGGCGGCGCGAGCGGATGGCGTAGTCGATCCGCTTGGTAACGTAGGCGTCCTCGACGAAGAATTTGTCAACGGGGAGGAGGGGAGGGAGAGGGGTGGATTGGCCGGACTTGAGGCTGGCTGCAACGGAGGCGGTGAAACCGGACTGGAACACCTCGTCGGCGATCCGCTTCATGTCGGCCTCGACGAACTTCACCTTGTTGGCTCCCTGCTGTTGGACGGAGACGGCGATGGCGTCTTGGAGGGTCTTGGCCTGCTCCATCAGCACCTTGCGGACACCGTCATCGTGTTGCTTGAGGAACTTCGTGATGTCGTCGCCCATCTGCGTGAAGTTCGCTTTGGAGAGCTTCGTGAGTTCCTCCATCTTGCGGTTGATGAGGGGCTCGGCGTATTTCACTACGTCCTTTTCTTCGACATCCAGTTCGAGGTTTTCGAGGATGCGGGTGACGAGCTGGCGGACTTGTTCTTCCTGAGTCATTGGATTTTTTGGTCGGATGTATTTGGTTCTCTCTGCGTTTAAACGGGCTTGAGACCGTCACGCCTTCCCACACGGGAGGCGGGCCGCATTAAACCGCCGACGGCACACGATGGAGCGCCCGTCTAGTCACGGGTGCTCAGTCATGCCGCCGGGGTTTTGAACTCGTTGCCGCCGTCGTCGCGACGGTGGGCGAGGGTTGGAGACGCCGTCCGGAAGGTGGAGCCGGGGGAGCGTCTGTTCGGGTTGTGAGCTTTTGCAGATAAAAGGATTTCAAATCTGATCCCTCGTCGTCGCTGGCCGGCCTTGTTGGGTGTTATCCATAGGCGGGCCGCTCGGAGGCAGGCTCGTTTACACTGGCGAGTGCTACTCGTGATCGCGTTTTTCTCAGGCAGGGGTGGACACGCTGGCATTTCGGGTCATGGCGGCTAGTCACCGCTCTCCGTAGCAGGGGTGGTAAATCCCCGCCGTGCTTGTCCCTGTCTCAGCTACGCCCCCACTTCATCGGCTTCGACGGCGATTGCTCGCCCGCCTCCATGGGTGCCAAAGGCTGTCATTCTACTTCACGCTTTCTTTCGCACTGGTTTCTCGACTTGTTCCCCCGCCTCCCTTTCGGACGGGCGGGGACTTGGAAAGGCGAAACCTGCCTTCCTATGAGTGTTACCCAGTTGTCTCCGTTTCGGTCGCCTCTCGGCGTCCCGGTGGCTCTCACCACGCGGCCCTATTCACTGGCAAACTACCCATCCCCCGGTCTGTCGGGGGGAACGTGTGGCCTCTCGATTTAACGAGGCCGGAGAAAGAACGGCCTTCAGTATGCCATAAATTTACTACATTGCATAGTAATATTACATACTAAAAGCCGTTTACTATCAACGACTTATAAAGTGCCGTGATACGGCATACACGTTTAAACGGGTTTTTGTGGGGTAGCTCAAGCCGATTCGACGCCCGGAAATTGACTGGGGACCTCCTTGAGAACAGGGGCCGCATTCCGCGTCCCCGCCAACCTCCCACAAGTCACACCATGGCACGCGCTAAAGCAGTCAAAAAGAAGGCCCCCAAGGGCAAGTCCAGGGGCGGTCGCTCCAAGAGCGGCGGCAAGGGCAAGTCCAGCGGTTAACGCCCGTCTGGTTTTCTAAGCCGGTGGCAATGGCTCACGCCGTCACCGGCTTTCCCACTTTCTCCAAATCACGATGTCCGTTTATCACGACACCCTCCGCTATCTCCAAGCGATGAAGAAGGAGGAAGACGAGATTCTCGTCGGTTACTCCGGCGGCAAGGACTCGCTGGTTGTGATGGACCTTTGCTGCAAGGTCTTCAGCCGCGTTAAGGCGATCAACTTTTACTTGGTCCCCGATCTGGAGGTCATCAACAAGCAGCTCCGTTACGCGAAGACGAAGTGGGGCGTCGATGTCATCAGCATCCCGCATTTCATCATCCCTATCGCGATCAAGGACGGTCTGTTTTGCGACCCGCACCCTGCGCTCGATGACATCGAGGAGTTCGGATTGAAGGAGCACTACGCGTTCGCCATGGCGTCCGCAGGTGCGTCCCGCATCGCCGTCGGAATGAAGTCTGCCGACGGGCTGAAGAGGCGTCAATTTTTCGGCAACATCCGTGACTCCGGCGACCCGATATGGGACCGGCTCCGTTTCCCGATCAAGGATTGGCGGAAGAAGGACGTTCTGGACTACCTCGCGGCCAATAACATCCCGCTGCCGGACTCCCAAGATGGAGCGGTTACGTCGGGGGTGGGGCTCGATCACGACTCACTGTGCTGGCTGCACGACAAGCACCCAGCCGATTTCAAAAAACTCCTCAAATGGTTTCCCTATGCCGAAGCGTCCATCAAACGGCGTGAGTGGTTCGGCGTCCGTTGACGCTGGCCAACCCGCGCCCACAACTCCACTGCCCGAAGCCGCTCCTGTCACTGTTACCGCGCCCGGTGACGGCGAGGTGTCCAAGTTCCAGCGGTTCACCACGGACACGATCCACCGGTCGCAGATCAAGAACGCGACATACAACCCGCGCCAGATCACGGAGCAGGCGAAGAAGCGCCTGCGTGACGCGCTCAACCGCGTCGGCCTCGTCCAGCCCATCGTTTGGAATCGCCAGAGCGGGAACATCGTCGGCGGTCATCAACGCATCAAGCAGCTCGACGCGCTTGAGGGTGGCACCGACTACCGCCTGACGGTCGCCGTCCTCGACGTGGACGAGGTCCGTGAAAAGGAACTGAACGTCCTCCTCAACAACCCGGAGGCGCAGGGCGATTGGGACCTGAAAGCGTTGAAAGACCTCCTCGACACGGACGGCCTCTCGCTGGAGCACACCGGTTTTGGAGTCGCCGACCTCATGCAAATGTTCGGTGACGCGCCCATGCAGGATGGGGCCGTCCAAAACGAACTCGCCGACCAACTCTCCGGCGTGAAGGGAGCCTATGAGAAGCTCGCCAATATGTCGCTGAACAAAGACGACAGTGATTTTTACTGTGTCGTCGTCTTCCGGTCTGTGGACGAGCGGACCCGCTTCCTCGAAGCGATGGAGTTACCCGACAACCGATACGTCAACGGGGACTACCTGACGGACCGCCTGAAGCTCGCTCGCGCTCAACTGGGGGCGGAAGAAGCCGAGGGAACCACGGAAGGGAACCGGGGCGGCGAGGGGGGCGGAGTCAGCCAGGACAAACCCGTAGTCGCCAAAAAAGTAGGGTGATTCGTGATGATCGACGCAGTCAATAACCTCGGACCAGCCGACGAACGCGCCGAAGGCCAGCTCCTTCACCGGGGGGATCGTCACGCCGAATTTCTTCGCGATGTCCCGGACCTCGAAAGCATCGGGAACGGACTTTCCGGCGTGAACGAGGAACCTGCCACGGAAGTTCGTCGGCCAGTCTCGGTTTTCGACGGGCTTGTAGCCGTTTACGATCAGCCACGCCCAAGGTTGGCGTATGGACAAAGCCACTACGGGAAGGACGGAGAGAATTGGGGATTTGATTTTTCGGGTGATTTTGGCCATGTCGCTAATTTGTTACATACGGATGGAGGTCTAAAATGACGGCCCCGTCAACGCCGAACATAATTGCCCAGACGGAGGGCCTCGTTTCACGCGCCCAGTTCAAGTGGGCACAGGACATTTTCAGCCGTTTAAACAACGGGACCGGGAAGGTATCTCATACCGACCTCCAGCGCGCCGGAGACATTCTCCGCGACTACACCGCAGAGCAGGCAAAGAAGCTCGCGCCACAAGGTCCCACCGCCACGGAGCCGGAGGAAAACGGGCCGCAGGCAAAGCGGTTCGGCCATACCATCGTGGACGCCTGCATCACGCTCGGCATCCATCAGAGCACTTGGAAGCGTTGGGCGAAAATCCCGTCGTTCCCCGCCGCCCGATCGGATGGCCGATGGCCGCTCGATGAAATCCGGGCGTGGGCGAAGTCGAATGGCAAGTTGGCGGGCGACACGTTTTTCGAGAAGGAGTCAGCCGAGGAGGAAGCCGAGCGCGGGAAACTGGAATTGCGCCGACTCCGCACCATCTGCGACCGGCTCGACTTCGAGTTCTCCGTTCGGCAGGACGAGTTTGTGACGAAGGTGGAACACGAGTCCACCTGTGCGCGCATCGCCGCAAACGTCCGTCGCGTCCTCCTACCGTTGCCCGCCGGCCTCTCTCCGCAGGTTGTCGGGCTCTCCATCGCCGACGCCGAAGAAACGATCCGCAAGGCGGTGTTCGAGGCGCTCGAAGAACTCCACGCCGGGCAGTGGGAGGACGAAGACGAGGATGACGAAGAAGACGATCCGCCGCCGGAGCCGGTCCCCGCCGCGCCGATGCCGGAGCCTGTCGCGTCCAAAAAGAAAAAGAGCAAGGCGAAGAAAAAGTAATGGTCGCCCACGCCTCAACCTACGCGAACAGCCAGCCCAGTAAAATGAGACTGGGGGAGCGTGTATTTAGAAAGTGGATTCGTCCACCTGACCGCCGCCCGCCGTGGCAGTGGGCGGAAGAAAACGTCGAGGTAGATCGCACGTCGATCTTCTCGGGCAAATGGAAGTCGGCAACCTCGCCGTGGGTGCGTGAGGTGATGGAGGCTTGGGCGGACCACAAGGTCACGGACATCGGAATCATGTGCTCTGCCCAGAGCGCGAAGACCCAGACGCTCCTTTGTGCGTTACCGTGGTCCATCTGCGAAGATCCCGGTCCGACGTTATGGGTGATGGCGTCACGCGACGACGTTGTTGAGTTCGCCGCAAACCGCCTGATGCCGACGCTGGAGCGGTGCAAGGCGCTCCGGAAGCTGATGCCGAAGGACCGGTCCGGCAAAAAACAGCACGCGATTCACTTCGACTCGATGCCGTTCGAGATTGTCGGCGCGGGCTCGCCCTCGAAGCTCCAGTCGAAGCCGATCCGCTACCTGATCCTCGACGAGGTGCGCAACTACCCGCCGGGGGCGCTCGAAATGGCGCTGAAGCGCACGCGAACCTACTGGAATTGCAAGCGGGTCATTATCTCGACGCCGGACCATTGCGACGACCACGTCCACCGCGCCTATAAAAAGGGCGATCAGCGGAAGTGGTTTTTCCCGTGCCCGAATCCCAACTGTGGGCAGTTCCAAACGCTCGACTGGAAACAGATGAAGTGGGGCGATCCGAACGACCCCACTCACGCGGCGTTCAAGCGCGGCCCGGTCTGGGACTACGACGCCCTGGCTCCGACGATCCGCTACCAGTGCTGTGCGTGCGGACACGACATCGCCGACACGCACTTCAACCGGAAGCACATAATCAACAAGGGCAAATGGCAGCGCACCAATCCGACTGCGCCCCGGCATTACGTCTCGTTCACTTGGAGCGCACTCCTGCCGACGTGGGTGACGTGGCGGTCTCTCGTCGAGGAGTTCATCGACGCCCATGCCGCACTCCGCACGGGCGATCACCAGCCGCTCAAGGCATTCATCAACGAGTCTCTCGGAGAGCCGTGGGAGGACCGGTTGAAGGAGTTCAGCGACTTCGGTTTCTTGGAGCAAACGAAGCGCCCATATGCAATCGGCGACGACTGGATTTACGAGAAGGTCCGCTTCCTCTCTATCGACGTGCAAAAGGATCACTACCGCTATGTCTCGCGGGCGTTCGGTATCGAGGGCGGGCGGCTCGTGTCGCGCCTGATCGAATACGGGCGCTGCAACACCGAGCTGGAAATCGAGGATCTTCGGGCGCGTTTAAACGTCGCTCACAAAAACGTCATGATCGACTCCGGTCACGAGGCCCCGCGCATCTACCGCATGTGCGCCCGGTATGGTTGGAAGGCGTTCAAGGGAACGGACACGGCTTATTTCCCGGCGGTTGACCCGACGACCCAAAAGCGCGTCCGTCGGCTTTGGTCTGTCACGCACGCCGATCCCGCGATGGGAACGGTTATGCAGGGCAAGGTGAAACCGGTGAAGTTGTTCCTCACCGCAAAGCCCGGCGTGCAAGACATGTTCGCGGAGTGGATGATGGGCATGGGCATCGAATGGACCCTGCCTGCCGACGTGGGGGAGGACTATCTGAAGGAGGTCACGGCATCGAAGCGTGTCGAGCGCACGGACCCGAAGGGGCACGTCTCTTACCACTGGGAACAGGTCCGCAAGGACAACCACTACGAGGATTGCGAGACCCAGATCGTCGTCGCGGCGCTGGCGTCGGGCATCCTGAAGCTGGCAGCGAAGACGACGACCGCGCCGGAAGCCATGGTGCCGGCTGGTGACGTTGATGAGGACGATGCCGGGGACGGGGACGACTCTTGAAATTGACTAGGCCTGCCCTTGTAGCATGGCAGGATCAATTCAAGGCATCTACATCGGGCGCACGGAAGCGTGGCTGTTGGAACGCCGTGATTGGATTCAGACGCAGATTGACGCGGCCCTTCAGGGGAAGCGGTTCCAGTCGGTCGCCAGCGGCGGCAATTCGTCGTCCAAACTCCACCTCTCACTCCCGGAACTGAAAACCGAGATGCTGGAGGTGCTTTACGCGCTCCAGAAACTCAACCCGGCCACCTACGGCAAGCGGGTGAAGAAGTTCTATTTGGACTTCAGCGCGAACGCTCACACCTGACCCCGAGGCACCCGACATGGCCAAACTTCGCCTCCCGCAATTCGTTGCGAGCATCATGAGTCTCGGTGACGCGCCTGCCGTCTCCGCCGAACCATCTCCCGCGCCGACGGTCGCCACGGTCGAGCCCGCAACGCAAGCACAGGCCATCACGACGTATCTCCGGGACTCGAATCTTTACGAGGCCGCGCAGGTGTCGCGCCTGCGGACGAACATCAAGTATTTCGCGAACGACAGCAAAAACGACCTGACGTATTGGTCCCGGACCAAGCTGCTCAACGCGGCCCGCTACCTCTACGCCAACGACGGTTTCACGCGGGGCGCGTTGCGCGACATGGCGCGCTATTCGTTCGGCCACACCGGTCTTTCCCCGCAATCGCTCGTCAGCGATCAGGCCATCGCGAAGTCCTACGAGGATTACTGGTGGGAGTGGTGCAAGGTCTGCGACGTAACTGGGAAACACCATTTCTCCGAGCTTCAGAAAATCCTCTCCGTGTCCATGGACAAGGACGGGGATGTCGGACTCGTGATGGTGCGGATGCCAGGCGAAGGCCCGCGCATTCAAGTGATCGAGGCTCACCGCATCGACAGCGGCCCCATCGTCAATGACAAGGCGTGGGTCGATGGCGTGAAGCTCACACCCTACGGACGCCCGGAGGCGTATCGCATCATCGAAGGCGACTTTCCCGTGTGGGCGCACTGGGGCGGCGCAACTCGTGACATCCCGGCAACCGATTTCATTCACCTCTTCGAGGGCGAGCGTGCGGATCAGCCTCGCGGCATCACCGCGCTGTATCACGCGATCAACAATCTCCACGACAAAAAAGACCTCATCGACTTCGAGAAGGTGAAGGCGAAGAACGCGTCTGCCATCGCCGCGACGTTGGAGACGGAGGACGGCACCGCGGACATCGACGACTGGAATGAGAGCGAAGGCGGCAACGCCAACTCTCCTACGGAAATCGACCTCGCGCTGATGCGAGCGGGCAAGGTTCAGGTCCTCAAAAAGGGCGAGAAGCTCAACATGGACTCGCCGAATATCCCGTCGGCGACGTTCCAAGGTTTCCTCGAATTCCTGATTCGCGATGTGGCTGCGGGCCTCGGGCTGCCCTACGAGTTCATCTGGAACCCGGAGAAAGTCGGCGGCTCCGCTAACCGCTTCATACTCGAAAAGGCTCAACGCCGGTTTGCCGAGCGTCAGGAGCTTTTCATTGACCGCATGATGAACCGCCTCTGGTTCTGGGTCATTGCTGACGGCATCCAGAGCGGACGCCTGAAAGCGCCGCCCGCTGGGGAGAGCGAGTCCGCCGTCGAGTGGCAGCGCCCCACACAAATTACCGTCGATGCAGGCCGCGAATCCCGCGAAGAGCGCGAAGACATCGCTTTCGGCACCATGACGGAGTCCGAGAGCTACGCCCGTCGCGGTCTGAGCTGGCGCGAGGCTCGCGTCCAGAAGGAAGCGGAAGCCGACGACCTCCTGACCCGCGCCACCGCGCTCGCTGAAAAACACAAGGTCCCGGTGGACGTGGCGATCAACCTTCTCCAGCGGCAGAGCCAGAATCCTCCGCCCATCGACCCGAACGCAGGTAAGCCCGCGCCTGCGAAATCCACGCCCCAGAAATGAACACTCCCGCCTTCACCCTCCCGGCCTCCCTAAGCATGGAAGACACGCGAATCGACATGACGTTTAAACGCATGTGCGAGCCGTGGTTTGTCCTGCCCGAAACTCACGCGGCGCTCGACGCGGCCATGCAGCGGTTCAGCAAAATGGAGCCCCAAGCATTCCTTGGGCTATTCGGTGGCCAGATCGCACGTCCGAAATACGAGGTGCGCGAGGGCGTCGCTATCGTCCCGGTCAACGGAACGATGGTGCGCAAGCCGTCGATGTTTGAGCGCATCTTCTTCGGTATCTCCGCGCTCGATGACATCGAATCCATGCTCACAGGCGCGGCCACGGATTCCGCCGTCAGCTCGATCATCCTCAACATCGACTCCGGCGGCGGCTCTGCCATGGGCACGCCCGAACTCGCCTCACTCGTTGACATCATCAACCGCGACACGAAGCCCATCGTCACGTTCACCTCCGGGGTAATGGGAAGCGCGGCCTATTACCTCGGCGCGGCGTCGTCCGAAATCATCGCTACACCGTCCGCCGCTGTCGGTGGCGTCGGCACGGTCATTTCATTCCTCGACGTATCGCGGCTCTACGAGATGAATGGCGTGAAGCGCGAGGTTATCACCAACGACGATTCGCCGTATAAGGGCGTCGGAATGCCAGGCGCTCCAATCAGCGAAAAGCATCGCGATTACCTGAAGGAGATCGTCAACGACTCATCGGCCACGTTCAAGACGCACATCCGCACACACCGAAAGGGCGTAACGAACGAGGGGATGAACGGCAAAACCTACTCTGGCCAAAAGTGCGTTGCGATGGGGCTGTGCGACACCATCGGCGGCATGACTGATGCGATGCGGTCCGCAAAGCAACTGGCCGAGTTCAGGCGCAAAAAGTAAGCGAGACCATCACGGCGTCCTCCGAAACGAGGACGCCTTTTTTGTGCCCGTATTCGAGCCATCACGACGGGGCAGAAATTGACTGGAGCGGGGTTTGTATCATGGCCCTCACACTCGCTGAGCAACTCGCTCAATCCATCGCCTCCCTCGAAACGGCGAATGCGTCCGTAACCAACCTCACCGCTCAGGTCGGCACGTTGACCGGCGAGCGCGATACCGCCACCGCCCGCGTCACCACCCTCGAAGCCAGCGTAACCGCGCTGACCGGGGAACGCGACACTCACGCTGCCACGATCAAGACGCTCAACGCGTCGGTCACGGCTCTCACGACCGAGCGCGACACGCTGCGGGCCAATCAGGCGACCGCCGAGGAAATCGCCCGCCGGACCATGGCCGGCACCGGCCAGCCCGTTCCCGTCACTGCCGACGTGACCGGCGGCAAAAAGGACCCCGCCAAGATGACGCTCACTGAGCGCTGCCAAGCCGCCGTCGCGGCTGGCCAAAGCAAGGCCAAGTAACGCGAAAGCGTAATCATATTTCGGATACAAGCCCGGATTCCACCGCAACTCAAAACCACAAGGTAAACTACAATGCCGCTCACTAATCTCGCTGCTCTCTGGACTCCGGACCTCTGGATTCAGGGTGTCGCCGAAGCCGCCCGCTCCCTCCCGAGCGTTCTCAACTCCGGAGCCGTCACCCGCTCCGAACTCCTCGACAGCATCGCCACCGGTCCCGGTGTGTCCGCGAAGATGCCCTTCTTCCGCGACGTGACCGATGAGGACGACGAGGTTCAGGCGGAGAACACCGCCGCGACCACGACCGCCCTCGCGAGCGCGCAGCAAATCTGCACCATCCTCAACCGTCAGTTCGGTTATGACATCACCGCGCTTTCCGCGCAGGTGTCCGGCTCCGATCCCGTGGCTTACGCCACGTCGCAGATCGCCGCCCGCCGTCTGATGGCTCGTCTCAAGACTCTCATCGCGGTTCTCCGTGGTTCCTTCGGTGTCGCGGCCATGGCCGCTGCCTCCAAGGACATCCACTTGGAGACCACCGTCGGTCTCGGTGCTGGCAACCTCATCACCGGTGCGACCGTCATCGACGCGCTGACCCTTATGGGCGAGCTGAACGACGCCGTCCGCAACGGCGTGTGCCTCATGCACCCGGTGGTGCGTGGCAACCTCCTCAAGCAGGACGAAATCGACTTCCAGCGCCCCTCGTCCGGCGGCAATACGCTGGAGACCTACAAAGGCATCCCGCTCTTTGTCTCCAACAAGCTCGTCCGTGCGGGCACGACCAGCGGCCTCGTTTACGAGACCTACATTATGTCCCGTGGCGTGGTCGGCTACGGCGAGAAGGCACAGGCCGGCGACGTGATCGACGTTGCCTCGCTCCAGTTCGACACGGACAAGTCGAAGAACAACCAGCAGATTTACGACCGCACCCGCTTCATCATGCACCTTAACGGGCTGAAGTGGACCGGCACGCCCGCTGGCCAGTCGGCGACCAACGCCGAACTCGCGACCGCTGCGAACTGGGCGCTCGCCTTCGGCACCGCCGACCGTGTGGGCGCGGTGCGCATCCTGTCCAACGGCTAAGCACTCGCCGCCGTTTAAACATCATCCAACCGGAGACCCCGACCAATGGCCAAGATCACTGCTAAAACGACTGCCGCTGCCAAACCCGCGAACGTGTTCGCAAAGCCTGCCCCCGCCGCCGTTGGTGATGGGGAGCAGGCCCCGGTTGCGGATGTTGGTCAGGGCGCTCCGGTTGCTGATGAAGGCGCTGACTTCTCCATCGACGGTGAGGACGAGGTTCAGAAAGAAGAGAAGGCCCCTGAGCAGCCGATTGTTGAGAAGCCTGCTGAGGAAGCCAAACCCGCGAAGGCTCCGAAGCCTACGCCCGCAGCCAAGAAGGCCGTTGCTCCGTCCATCGACGGTGAGGACGAAATTCGCGAGGGTGGTGCAAGCCGTGCCGTCGTTGAAGCAGCCAGGAACGCGGAGGCCGAGGCCCGTCTGCGTCAGTCCCAAAACGAAGCGGTGGAGAACGCGCAGCACATCGCCCGCTTGAGCAAACTCGGTTCGGAGAACACGCGCCGCATCCGTCTCGAAAAGCTGTCTCGCACGGAGTCGTCGGTGCGCGAACTCATCGCCGAAAACGAGGCGCTCAAGGCGGAGAACGCCGCACTTAAAAAGAAGTAACCCAATTCCCCCGCAGGTAAACCGGGGGCGGTCTTGGTGTATTGGTCAAAACTTGGCCCGCCCGTCGGTAACGAGGGCGGGCCTTGCAATATCTGGAGACGTAAAAATTGAACTGCGATTTCACAAAGGAACTCTCCGACGGATTCATCGAAGCGGCTGATGGCGTGGGGATGGGCGTAACGCTCCGGCACAAGGGCCGACTGATCCGAGCCATTGAGGATACGCAGACCGCAGGCCTCGAATTTATGGACGGTGGGGCGATGGAAGACGGCACCCGCACTTTCTGCGCCTTCAAAGCCGACTTCGGAACGATCCAGCCGCAGGCGGAAGAGAAGATCGAACTCATGCCCAATCCGAAGACGGGCGGGGCTCCGATCAAACTGAGAATTCAGAATCCGGATACAAAGCAGATCGACCCGACCGTCCGCCTTATCTGCCGGCCCGAGACCAAATAACCCGACCAACAAATCACGTTTAAACGAAATGAATTCGACCCTCCTTCTTTACGTCTGCCTCTCGAACCCGGCCCGTTCGGCGCTTATCGCCAACTCGTCCAGCACCTACGCCCCCGCGAAGCCGGAATTCGTTCTGCGCGACACGGTGACGCTGCGGGTGCGGTTCTACGAACTCTCGAACTCGACCGGCCTCCTCGAACAACAGGACATCGGCGAGAACGCTACGCTTTCCTTTGGCGGCAAGAAAACGAACGCCATCGTGTCGTCCCTGGCATTTCTGTTCTTCACGAATGCCCTTACTCGCAACGCCGACGAGCCCACCGACATTTTCTGGGAGGGTGAGTTGGACCTGAACACGGAGGAATTCATCACGGCATTCGGCACCGATACCACCACGGCGCTTACCTGTGAGCTGGAGGTTTCTGAGGACGCGGAGCGCCGCACGGTGGCTCAGTTTGAAGCAACCGGCATTTTCGATGTCATCCGGGGTGGGGAGGCCGCGCCTACGCCGGCTGTGCCTCCGATGCCCAGTGCGCCAATCAATGATACGCTTTTTGGCGGCGTCACCGGCGCGTGGGTTCAGCGCACGTTCCCCGCGGTTTGGCAAAAGTTCATCGACAACGTTTCGCTCCTCTTCCCGTGGAGCCGGCTCAGTGGCGTCCCTGCGACCTTCCCTCCGTCGGCACACAATCACGACGCCTCGGCCATCACCACGGGCACGATTGATGTTGCGCGCCTTCCTGCGCTTTCCCTGACCGCGACGCTGTCGGTGGCGAACGCAGCCGCCCGTTTGGCACTGACCGCCGCCGCTGCTCAAGGGAAGATCGTTGTTGATGCCGACACCGGCAAAAGTTGGGGCCTCGTCACTGGAGGCAACCCGGCGACGGCGGGTGATTGGGTTCAGGTCGGCGACCGTGAAATCGACATGGACGACGTTGTCGGACTCCCGGCGGCGCTCGATGCAAAGGCCGAAGACGCTGATTTCGTTATCGACGACTTTTTCACCTCCGACTCGCCAAGCGACTTCGTGGGTGAGGTCAACGCCGCGTTCTACAATCACGCCAGCGAGATTTTTGCCCGTCCGACCTATGGAGAGGTGACGGACGAAATCGCCGCCGAGAATATGGCCAGCGGCGGTCGCGTGGCACTTGGCACGCTTTCAACGGCAGGCAACACCAATGCCGCCGCCGTATCCTCGCTGAACCGCCGCCTTCTTGTTGAAGCGACGATTGGTGTGGGCGCGGGTGCCTTTACGCGCACGATCACGCTTCAGACCACGAACGCGCAGGCTGGTGACGAGCGGGAAATCGTCATTGCGATGCCGGCCTCGACGAATCCGACCATTGAGATTCGCAACGCCACCTCGGGTGGAACCCTGCTCGGCACGGTTCCAACGGACGCGCTCGTTGCGCGGTCGTGGACGTTGTGGACCCGCTATAACGGTGCGTCGTGGAACGTTTGCTCGCTCCAACCGAACAGCGCCAAGGAATACGTTTCGGCCTACGTGGACCCGATTGCCGCACAACGGATCGGTTCCGACCAAGCGATCAGTGATGGCGTCACCCCCAACCGCGCACAGGTTCAAGGGCCGTTTGTCGGTGGATCACGCGGCTGGTTCGCGGGCGCGGTTTCCGCGACGTGGCGTGGTTTGGTTACGGTGCCGACGACTAATCCGGCAGCGAGCGCGTATCTCTTTCTGGTCAACTCCGTGGCCGGGGCCGAGACGGCGAACAGCCTGATTTCCTATATCTTCCCGAACGGGAGGCTGGAGATTAACGCGCTTGGCACGGGCGGATTCACGAATTCACGCTCGTTCAACTATTCTGGTTTCCGGGCGGCATATTCCGGCCAAACAGGCATTCTTGAAATCGCGTTCACCAGTGGGACGACGAATCCGATTGTGCGGTGGAACGACGTGGACATCAGCGTGAACTTCACCGCTGCGACGGCTGGCACGCCACCCGCATGGATCGACGCCGCTCTCGTCTCCACGTATCACGTCACGGCCTACAATTGGCCCGCTGGTCCGGCTCCTATCGGCTGCTGGATCAACGGCACACTCACCGATGCAGAACGGGCGTCATGGCGAGCCACTGGCAACGCCCCCTATTGGGTAGCAGCGGGCGGAAGCCAGGCACTCGCAATTTCATCGGACTTCTCGGCTGGCGTGGACAGTTGGGGAGCCGCGCAAGGTGCGGTCGTGGGCAATGTCGATGCCATCGGTGGCATTGATAATGTCCTTGAACTGAATACCGGCGGTGGCACCGGGGCGGCGGCGAGCCGTGACCTTGGTTTGGGTAACATCGTTGGACGAACGATCCGCCTTCGCTTCGACGTTTATCGCCCGTCTGCGAACACTGCCGGCACGCATATCAATATCCGGGACGGGGGTTCTGGTTTGCTGACGCCGACATTGGATTTCGTTCCGCCTGCCGACACATGGACCTCTTACGACGTGGTCATCCCGATGGCCAATCCGACCACGGCCCTGCAATTCCGTCTCGCGATTGCCGCCACCTCCGGAGGCACATTGGGAACGGGTGACAAGGTGTATTTCAAAAACGTCAAGGTGAACCTGATGGGGGCACTTTCCATTCCGGTCGCTCAGGGCACCTACCTTGACGACGCAACATCCATCGGTGGAAACTTGGCAACGCTGACGGGAATGTTTGCTCCGGCACAAAGCGGGAAAATCACGTCCACCACGCTCAAGGGTTACGTCGATCCTATCGTCACGCAGCGCCTATCCGCCGATCAGATCATCAGCGATGGCCTGACCACGAACCGTGCACAGGTCCAGATTTCCGGCACACGAGGAAATCTTGCAGGCGCTTCGGCCGTAACGTGGCGGGGGCTAGTGACTGTGCCATCGAGTAACCCAGCGGCCACCTTGGGATTATTTGCCGTCCAATCTTCGGCGACCAGCCTCGGCGGAGTCTTCAGTTTGTGCTGTTTCGTGGGGACGACCGGCGCGCTTTCTATCGAACAACAAACGACGCCAGTAAACACGCACATCGTGAAGGTCATATACCCGGCGTTCCGTTCGACTTACTCAGGTCAGACGGGGATTCTTGAGGTATATATCACTCCTTTGGCTGTCGTGGTGCGTTGGAATGACGTCGATATCTCAAGCGCATTTTCAGCGGCCAATATCGGCACTCCGCCGCCGTGGTTGGATACTACGTTGGTCAGCACCTATCACCTGACCGGCTACAACTGGCCTGCCGGCCCCGCTCCAATCGGATGTTGGATTCTCGGAGCGTTGTCCGCAGATGACCGCACCTACTGGCGCACGACTGGTAAGCCGCCCGCATGGGTCGTTCCCGGCGGGAGCCGATCCGCCGCAGCGAGTGCGCTGACTGGCGACTCCTCGACGTTCACGGGCGGTCCCGGAACGTGGCAGCAGTGGTCCAACGGCGCATTGGTGGTCTCTGGCGGAAAAGCCAACCTGACCATCGGGAGTGCATTTCTCGGTATGCGTGCGATCATCGCCTCGGCGGAAAATACGCTCACAGCGAACCGGGCTTACCGCGTCACCTACACCATCAGCGGATTGGTGGGAACTGCGACTTTCCGTTACAACGACAACGGTGCAGCATCTCCAATCCGCACCATTGTGGCGGATGGCACATACTCGGACGATGTGCTGCTCACGACTTTCACGTCTATCGGTTTCGGCGGATCAAATGGCGCTACCTTCGCCGTAGATGACATTACCGCGTTGCCTCTCGGCGCGCTCTCTCTCCCCGGAGTGCAGCCCATCGCGGTCATGGACGACTGGACCGGCATCGGTGGGAACGCCGCCCGCCTCGTAGGCATGACGCCGGTGACGGACATCCGCTTCTGGCGGGTCAGCGCCGACACGGCGACCAACGGCAACCAGCAGCTCCTTGGTGGCGATGTCGTCGATTCTACGAAGGACGTGATCGACCTCATTGAGCAGACCACGACCGGAACCCCGACGACGACCATCGGTAGCGCGTCCGCCGGCGCTCAATACAAGGCCTCCGGCGCGCTATCCGCCGGTATCAATCCTGTCACTACCGTCACCCGCAAGCTCGCGAGCAACGCCATCTGGATCGGCTCCAACACCACGGACACCGTCCGCACAACCATCACCGGCCACCGCGCCGCTTAATCCATGAGCGAAGAACTCCCTCCTGAAGAGACCACACCGCCGGGATTCCCATCCTACGCATGCTCCATCGGCACAGTGATCGACCACCGTGACGGCGGCTATGTCATCGCCACGCCGGACGGTCGGACAATCGGCATCGGTGCGAACGGCGAACCGAGCGAGACGAATGTCGAAGCGGACATCGCGAGTCCGCCCGCGCCCGTTCTGACCGTCGAGCAAATCTGGAATGACTGGCTTGCTGGTTACATCACGGACCCCGTCACCGGCATCGAGCTGAAGGCCAACCGCCAAGCGAGGAATGACTTCATCGGGCAGGCGACCTTGCTACGCGAAGCCTTGGATGGCGGTGCCCTCACCGGGGCGGACCCCGTCACGGTATGGGACCGCTCCAACGTGCCGCATGAACTCACTGTCACCAACTGCCGGGCGCTACTTCTCCGCTACGGAATCGCGTGGCAAACCGCCTTCAACGAACTCGCTCCATAACCATGAAACCGACTTTCACCTTCATACTCATCGCTTCTCTCACCCTCGGCTTGTTCGGTTGTAAGACCAACCGCGTCGAAGACGTATATATTCCCGACACCGGACCCGTGCTCGAAGCGCTCAACGCGAACGAGGCGACCGTCCTCGGCAAAATCGAAGGTATCGCCGACGCGTCGGATTCAATCGTGAAGGTGACGAAGGGGACGGCCTATGAAGCACCTGCCGCCGCCGCCGGAGCTACGATCCAGAACGCCATCACGGACATCCGCGCATCCATCGCCGCAAACCCGGCGGCGAAGATGGAGAAGGTCGTAAAGCAGTTGCTCGATGCTATCGAACAACTGAAAGCGATCATCGTTACGCTTCAGCGCGAGAATCAAGAACTACGCGACGCCAATGCGAAACGGTGGTATTGGGTCCTGTCGGGGCTCGGTGTTGCCTGCACATTGGGCGCGGTTGCGTCTGGTTTTTTCTCCGGTTCAATACCGGTCATTGGGCCGATGCTCGGACCTCGTATCGGCGTTCTCCTGGGATCGCTTGCCGGGACATGCTTCCTCCTCGTCTATCTCTTCAATTGGGCTCGGAACCATCCGACACACGTTGCCGTAATCGTCGTGGGACTGCTCGGGACCGCTGCGGGCCTCGCGTGGCACAATCATATCACTGATCGGGAGGAGAAAGCGGCCAAATCTTGACTCCGCTTGCATAGATAGAATGTCCATTCGCGCCATCCTCCTTTCGCTGATCCAAGATCGTGTTGTCGTAACCGGGGGAGGCATCGGAGGCGGGAGTCTCACGGTCGCCAAAGCTGCGGATCACACGATCCTAACCGTCGAAAGACTTGTCGCCCTCCAGCCCTACGCGGTGTTTTTCGCGACGGTGTTTGGTGGGCTCTGCTCTTTCCTGACCGCGTGCTATGTTGCCTTCAAAATCTATCGCCTTTGGAAAACACCGAAGGCCTTGGAGTGATGAGCGAGACGGTTTCAAAATTTGCCCGGGCGCTAGAGAAGCGCATTCAGTCGCTCATTGAAGCGGCGCTCGATGCTGACACGGACATCACGGTCAAGGTCGGCGACGAAAACACGAAGATCAACGGCAAGGTGGTTTTGATTCGTGTCGATGAAGGCCATCAGGTCCATCCTCGGATGAACCTCGTTGAAGGCCGTTTAAACGTCATCCTCCGGGCGAAGTCGGCGGACGTGGATGCGGACGATATCAATGCGGAGTGGAGCACCATCTGCGGTGTCCTCGACGATGGCGCATTCGCTACGAATGTCACCGTGGCCAACGAACTGATGATTTACGGCGTCAAGATCACGCCGTTTACCCACGAGGTTGAGGACAACTGCTTCAAAAAGCGGTGGGTGAAGTTGGTAAACGGATACGTCCCGATCACACCCGTAGCACCGTAGAAATTGACTTGGAGGTGGTAGGTAAGATGCCCGCCACACTCATCAACGCTACTGACCTCGTCTTCGGCGTGCCGCAGGACGAATCCGGCCTCGTTATCGAGAGCCTCTCCGTAACCTTCGACCAGAAGCAAAAGCCCGTTCTCTCGAAGCAGGGAGAGACGACCGGCATGGCGCTCTACGACCAGAAGTCGAAGATCAGCATTTCCGGTCTGGCCAAGGGCACTGCCGGCCTTCCGGCAACCACGCTTATCGCGGCCATGGCTGCGCTCGCGAACGTCGCCGAAACCCACGGCCACGGCGTCGCGAACACCGGCTCCATCATCGTCGATAGCATCAAGCACGACCTCCAGATCGAGGACTTCAAAAAGCTCTCCATCGAGGCGACGCGCTACCCGCTGATGATCACGGCCTGATCGTCCGCACTCCCACTTTAGCAGGCTAGTTCAGCGGTAGAACGCCGGACTCATAATCCGGAGGTCGAGGGTTCGAGTCCCCCGCCTGCTCCCACGTTCAGCTCCTCCAAATCACCATGTCCTCCGCTCCAAATCCCGCCAGAATTTCGGTTCCGTCGCTCGAAGCCGCTGCCTCCAATTCGGAGAGCCCGTTTTGCTACACGAGCAATACCCTGTGCGCCTCGGCGCTCATTACGCTTGGCATTCCGTTCGTGCCCGGTCGTCCGCTCATGAACGCGGAAGTGAACGGCGAAGAACGCGTCATTTGGCTGTTCCAATTGGAGAGCCTCGACGGTCTCTACAAGACGAAGGAAATGATGGCCGCTTGGGACGACGAAAAATGGTGCCAGGCGAATCCCGATCACCCGTTCGTTTACGCGAAATACGCGCTCCTCAACCGGAACCGGTTGCTCGAAGTCATCAAGAACGACGTGCCCCTCGTCGCGATGAAGCGCGGTGACGCCATCTGCCTCGTCCGGAAGGGCAGTGCCGCTCACGCGAACCTCTCCCTCGCGCAATAACGCCCGGCTCCAAATCACCATGTCCACTACCGTTTCGCCCGAATCTGTCTCGCTCATTTCGCTCCTCAAGGCCCCGGAGAAAATCGGCGGCCTGGCGCTCCGCCCCATCACGACCGGGACCTATTCACTCTGTCTTCAGGCCGGGAGCAGACTCGTCGCCGGAGCCCACGGCGAGGCGCAGCCGGGCAAGACGATGAACATGCCCTACGAGGTGCTTTTGTTCATCTATATCCACACTGCACCGCTCGAAGAGGTGTGCGACGTGGTCTTCGACATTCCCGCACTACGCCGGAAGGTTTTCGCCCTAGGGGAGACGCTGGCGATCAGCGAAATCGACGCAATCAGCGCGAGAATCATGGCCATGCTCGATCAGGCCACCGCGAATATTATCTCCCCGGAGAAGAAACAGTCGCCGTCCGAAGCCGCGAAGGAGGCCCATGGCCCAAAAGCATAGAGCCGGCATGGCAGGACGCCATTGTCTTCATGCTGGCGACACAAACCGGGTGGTCGGAGGACTTCATCGTCTGGCACCTGCCACTGCAACGCGTCTGGGCCTACGTCCTCTGCTATTGTCGATCCAACGGCGTCAAGTGCCGGTGGGGGCGCGGGGTAAAGACGGATCAGCAAGTAGAAACTGACTTGAGGGCACTAGTAGGCCTTCTGAAATGAGCGCACCTGTCGCAAGACTCACCGTCAATTACAAGCCCCTCTCCAACGCGATTCGGGCATACGCGAAGCATCGTCGCATGACGAACGCGCAGGTTGTCGAAGTGACCGCAAAAAAGCTGTTGTTCGACCTGTATCGTGCCTATCGGACGGTTGCGGCGACGGCGGCGAAGATCGTGGAGGAGGCTCGTCGGCGAAATTGGTTCACGCGCATCAAAAAATTCCGTGGCGGTAATTCGCCATATGTCGGCAAGACGATCCGTGGCCCGCGAACCGTCGTTCAGGACGAATTGGATGCCCGTGGCCGCAAGGTTGGTTTCCTGGCTTCGACGTTTCTCTTCAAGCGTTGGCGCGTGAAGAAGGGCGGTCAGCGCGGGCTCTACGCCAAGGCGGGAGCAAAGAGTCGTGTTTTTGTGGATACAGATCGGCCAAATCCACAGGTCGTAATCTCCTCCGAGGTCGATGGCGTCATCAAGATGAACAGCAAGTTCGGACTGTGGGCGCGTGCCATCGCGGCTCGTGTGGCGGACATGATGGTTTACGTGCGTCGGAAGGAACGCGAGTCGGCCAACGTCTGGAAAGCGTTTAAACGATGAGCGTCCTTACCACCACGATCCGGATGGAGGACTCGCAGTTTTTCGCGAGCCTCAATCGAATGGAAGCTCGCCTCGGTGGTTTGGCCACCGGCTTCGCCGCGCTCTCCGCCCGGATGGCGTCTTCGTTCCTGCCCATTGCAACGGGCATTGGCGTCGTCACTGGCGCTATGTTTGGCCTGAAGAAGGCGGTTACGGACGCGGCAAACATGGAGCAGCTTCAGACCTCGTTTGAGGTGCTGATTGGTTCTGCGGACGTAGCGAAGCAGACGCTCAAGGACCTCCAGAAATTTGCTGACGAGACGACGTTTCAGATGCCAGAGGTAGCCGGTTCGGCGAAGCAGATGATTGCTTTCGGCGTCGGCGCGAAGGATGTCGTCGGCACGATCCGCATGCTCGGTGACGTGGCGGCGGGTCTCAATATCCCGCTTTCCGAACTGACCGACGTTTACGGCCGTAACCTCGTTCAGGGGCGTCTCTTTTCCCGCGACATTTACCAGTTCCAGAGCCGGGGTATCCCGATCATCGCGGCCCTCGCGAAGCAGTTTGGCGTAGCCGAAAGCTCGATCATGGGAATGGTCGAGGCCGGTCGCGTCGGTTCGGCGGAAATGGTGAAGGCGTTCCAGTCAATGACTGGGGAGGGCGGGCAGTTCGCCGGGATGCTGAAGAAACAGTCGCAGACTTTCAACGGCCTGTGGTCCACGCTTGTCGATAACATCAGCGCCCGGTTCCGTGATTTCGGCGGACCGCTCATCACTGCCCTGAAGCCCGTCGTTGATGGACTGATTCAGAAGGTGAAGGAGATGGAGCCAGCCGCGAAACGGTTCGGCGAAACGGTCGCTCGGATCATCACCGGGCTCCAAAATGCTTTCAAGTCGGGTCAGTTCACGGAGCTCGTCGGGCTCTCGTTGGAGCTGGGGTTTGCCCGCGCCATGAACGCGCTATCGGCTGGTCTCGAAACCACGCTCGCAGTGGCGGGCGCGGCGTTCTCCCAGCTCTTTGGGGATGCAAAATTCTGGGAGGGGTTCGGAAAGGCAATGACCGGCATTGCCAGCCAGTTTGGCGCGGCGCTCCTGAAGGCATTCGAGGCCCCACTTGCCTACGTTCAGGCGTTTTTCGAGGACATGGCACCCGGCGGTGATGTGTCGCGCCGGCTCGACGCCAAGAAGGACGCTACGCGACAGGTTTTGGCGAACGATCCCCGTTTCGCTGGCAAGAGCGAGAGCGACATCATCACTGCGTTTGGTTCGTTCAGCCGTAACCCGGTCGAAGAGGCTTTGTTTCAGCAGTTCAGGGAGGCTCGGGATGCCCTCGCCGATAAACTGGCGAAGGAAGCGGGCGTTACTTCGATCGCTGAAAAGGCGAACGCGATCATGGCCAGCGGCGGCGTGAAATACGGCTTTGGTGGCGACAACTTGAACGCCGGGGGAATCGCAAGGGGTGGTGTGGACATGGTCCGTGAGGGTCTCGACCTGCTCAAAAAGCCCGCGATTGATTTTCTCAAAACTGCGAAGGCGGTTGCCGCTGCCTATGAGCCGGCGGCGCTCTATGATGAGGCGAAGCTGGACGCGATTAAGGAGAAGTTGAGGAAGCTGTTCCCCGAACTGCCGAAGACCGGTGACGCGGGTGACGCCGCGAACGCCCGCAAGGGCAGGGGACCGGGTGAACTCATGGGCGGCGACTACACCATCGTTGCCGACTCCCTCGCGAAGATCGGCGGCGGCGGCGGTGTCGCTGGCGTCAACGCCGTGCTCGCTGAGGCCCGCGAGACCAACGCCGAACTCAAGACCGTAAACAAGACCCTCGTTGAAGTGAAGACCGTCCTGCTGGCGGGCCGAACCGGGGGCCAAGAAATCTCCGGCTCAATGCACCGCTAAAATCACAATGGTCGTTTTAATTGGATCAATCCGCGCTGACCGTCTCCTCGACCAACCCGAAACAGAAATCGAGGTTGATCGCTACGGCATTGCCGAAGCGACAGAGGTTTTTCAGTGCCAGTGGAAGGACGCCATGCGTCTGTCTGCGGCGGTAAAAAAGCATCCGGATTTCACTTGGCTCGAAAAAACGAAGTCGAAGATCAAGCGAGAGGAGGGAGACCTGGCTCGCGTAACCATCACGTTCGAGGGCACGGAGGGCGGCGGCACATCGACAGCAGAGCCGGCGGCCATTTACGAACTGGAGAGCTGCGCCACACAGGAGCCAATCGAAACGCATCCACGTTATAATATCGTCTCCGATGATGAACGGCGCAAAATCGAGGAAGCCCTGAAATCGCGCAAGGCACCGGTGGGGCTTGGAACGCGGGCGGCTGAACTCTACGGGAAAAAACTAAAGGGCGTAACGTCCTACCTCTCCCCGTCAGTAACGTGGACCCAGACAATCACGCGGGGCGCAAGCCAACTCTCGGGCGAAAACCTTAACAAGGTTGGTGACATCGACGCGCCGTCGGGCCCCGCTCCTGCAATCGCTTCTGGCCGCAATTGGCTGCGTGGTGCGACCACCCAGACCATCCGGGGCTCTGCGGTCCAAATTCGCCATTCGTGGCGGCTTTCCGGGCGCGCTGGTTGGGACCCACAACTCTACGCATCGACCTAATGCGGTTCCGGATCAAAAATCAGCCCCAGCTTGAGATTTGGCTCAATGCGTTGGCCGACGAGATCGAGCGCGTCGAAAAAGGCCGTCCACGTTTAAACGCTGGCGTTAATGTCCTGATCGACGAGGGACCGGAAGGGTTTACGATCACAGGCACGGCGACGGGAGACGGTGGAAGCAGCCCGGACCTGCCGTTCCAACTCACGGGTTTCATTGAGGCCGACACGGCCTACATTTCCTGCACGCCGGGATTGATCGACGACATCGTGCCGACGATGGGCGGTATCAGTCTGTTGAATCTCCCGGCACCTAAGATCGCTGTGACGGGTGCATCGGGCGTGCTTTGGGTCAAAAATACACTCGATGCCGCTGGCGTTATCACTGCGTCCATCATCGAAGCTGGATCGGCCATGCCAGCGAACTCTTCGGTCCTCGCGTATCGAATGCTCGGCTCCTTCACCAGTGCGAGCGGTCAATTTACCTCGGTTGTGAGCCTGTTGCACACGAACCAAGCGCACCGTCGCTGCAATGGCTCTAGCACATGGGGAAGCGCGTAAGCCATGAACCTCGCCGTTTTGTGCCCAGAATGTTGCACGCCGCCGACTCCGACTGTGTTGAGCAAAAGGCGGAGTGTCACCAAATCCAAATACGGGTTTAGTGAGGTGCTTGCTTTTGTTTCTGCAAAACCGAGGCGGTATAAAAATCTGTCCGTGACTGGCAGTGCATCCTTGGTTTCGGGATCTGAGAGCTTCGTGTCCGTCTTTAGTGGGGGGCTTTTTTTCGATGCGGACGGCGTGATGCGCTGCGATATGAAGTCATCCACGTCGGCGACTTCCGGATATTTCTGGCCAGACCATGAAGGGCCGGGCGGGTCACGCGTCTATGATGTATGCGCGTCCCATCCATACGAATATCTCACATGGGGTTTGGATTATCAGGAGGTGTTTTACGCTCTCTACCCCGCGTTGGGGGAGCTGTTGTTGGGCTCTTGGGGCTTAAGCTCTAACGGGACATTGGTATCATCCGATGCGACTCATAAGGCGTGGAATATCACCGGATTTTACGATGGGAGCCTTTTAGCTCAGCTCAGCAACGAATATAGGACCGACGACCTCTTGACCGATCTGGATGCCGCGTTAACCGCTGCCAGCTATTCGGCCTACAACACGTCGTTCCCCACAGCCGCGTTTGACATCGCGACCAACGAAAGCTCTGCGCTAGCCGAGGAATCCAAATACAAAATTCAACACCGGGTGCCAAAGGTTGGAAACGGGAAGTGCTATCGGGTGGAGTGGGTGGAACGCTTCGTCCCCAAGGTCACTTTCGACGCCGAAGCACCCTATCACGCAAATGGCGGAGGTGCTTCGATCACGTCGGTTGAAATTCTGAATCGTGGTGTCTTCCGTCCCGATATCACCATTGGGGCGGTCGTGACGGGGTATGATGAGGAAACCGGTGAACCTATCGTCGAGGGCACTGATGGGGGCGGCTTCGGCTTAAAACTCGTCGCAGTCATGTCGTCCGGTGGGTCCGTTGCCAGCATCCGCATACTCCATCCGGGCAACGGCTATACCGAGGCCCCAACGATCACTCTTGAAGGTGACGCAGAGGCAGTGGCCGTAGTCGATCTGGACGAAGGTAGCCCCAACAAGGGCCGAATTATTGCGGTCAACGTTACGTCTGGCGGCGACTACCTCCCCGAGCTCGTGTTCAATTCGCCGGAACTGGGCGGGACGCAGGCAGTGGCAACCTGCACGCTCGATCCTCAGGGGGGCATTGCGACCGTTTCAGTGACCAACGCCGGCCAATACTACTCAACGGTTTCGCTCGGCATTGACGCCGAGGTGATGTCCACGGCTCCCAGTCTCTTTGTTCATTGGGGCCAAGAGACTCCAAAATGTTATAACTGGGACGGCGTAAAGCCGTCTGGATATGCGGACTCCACGCCTTCGACCTACCCGACCTCGGCGGAATACGATTTTCCCAAGCCCGTTGCTGAGGGCGACCGATCAATGCAGATAAAACGCGTCCTGTGCGACTGCTCCACTTGCCCATGA